GACAGATGCTGACGCTACACCGCTGCCGGAGAGAGTCAGGACGCGGGCGATAGCATCGCCATTACCGCCGACCAGTATCAGGCAGTCGCCGACTTGATACCCCGAACCGGGTGCGGCAATAGCCGGAATACTCTGCACCACTCCGCCCGACACGAGCACAACAAGTTGCGCACCCGTGCCGGCCGTGGCGAAGTTATAAGTGCCGCCCGTAAAGCTTGCAATCGGAATTTCCGCAGTAGCGGCAAGAATTTCCTGCTTCACGAAAGCATCAGACGCCGCCAGGGTGGAGTTGTCTAGAAAGCCATTCGTAGTTACGTTGACCGTGACGCCCGTACCGATCGTACCGCTCGTGGCGTGAACCGCCGCCACTGTAGGATTCGGGAACGTGCCCGACAGATCGCCGCCGGCGGGGCCGCTAGGCGGCTCGGAAGGGATGAGCGTACCGACGATGCCCGCCAGCTGCAGCATTGTGTACTGCGCGAGCGTCGGTACGTCGTTGGTTCCGAGAAGCTGGTAACCAACGACAAAATCCCCCGCGTTAATCGGGAGAGTGGGCGTCGGGAATTGTCCGAAGTTGAGTGACATGCGTTAGGGTCCTGGAACTGTCTGTTGGTCCTGGATTTCCAGTTCCGAGCCCGGAACCAGCGGAGAGACAGAAGCACGCGTGCCGATCGGCTGTACCGTCGTCGTGAACGAAACGATAATATCGTTCGTGAAATCGATCATGAAGGCGCCGTAGAAATCCGTTATCGCAATACTAACCGGATTCGCTGTGAAAGGTGGGCGCACATCAGGACGGCTCCAAGGCACGGCTTGCGGGTCCGGGATGCCGCGCACGAAGTCTTGAGGCTGCCTTATATTCCAATCCTGCCGGCAGCACATCAGACCGTCCCAACGCATTTTGAGGTCGTTGGAATGGTATTTCATGCCGCAGACGTCGCAGATTACGAGCCATTGGCCTTTTTTGTAGTAGTCTGCGCGGCCCATGTTTTAAGCCGGGTTGAGGCCGTTCTTCACTAGCATAAGCGTAATCGTCCACGCCTGGTAGGTCGTGGCCGAATTGGTCGTCGAAATGCCGATGCCTCCGGTTGTGCCTGCCAAGCCCGTAGCTTGGTAGAGGCCGCCGAATTGCTTGAACTTCTTGTTGGCGCGGCCAATGCAGTGGTAAAACTCAAGGGGCACAGTCGCGTCCCAAAACAAATCGACGCGGTAGCCGGCTTCGGCCTGTACGTCCCACTCGAGCAAATCGACGCGCAAAGACGCGGCATGCTGCTGCGTCGATTGGTTCACAAGGCCGAGAGTCGAAGGCAGAATCAACTGGGTGTAAGCGAGATCCACGCCGCCAGTGCCGGGGTTGGTCGATGACGCGCCGTTGTTTCCGTTCACCACGATAATGGCGTTGCGCGGCCCGTCCTCTAAGGTCTGAACTGTGAAGGTTGCAGCCATGTCTTTTCCTTAAACGCCTAGCGTTACCGAGATTCGGAGTTGCGCCAAGTCTGCGGGCGCTACTGCGAATGTGCTCGTCAATGTCTGCCCGTTCAGAGCACCCGTCACCGTGCTGCCGTCACTCATCGCGATAGACACGATGCGTTGGGGGACCGTAGTCCCCGGCAGGCCGTTGGAGATGAACAACGGTGCGAGATACGTATCAAGCGATGTCGTTACCCCGTCGCCGATAAGCGAAATGATCAGCGGGACGGGGAAAGTGATCGCCATGATTAACGCTCGCGGAAGGCGCCCACGAAGTCGCTCGTGAGGGTCAGAATAGACGAGTTGCCAGTCTGCACGGCCACAAGTGGGGCCAAGGCAGTTGCTTGAAGCGTGGTCAACAGCGGCGCTGTGCTAACGATATTCGGTGCGCGGTTCGTCGAGTTGGCAGCGCCAGTGCCGCTTTGAGGAGCGTAAGCGACGAGATTAGGGGCAAGGGAGCCGCGAATGGACGGGCCTACGCCGCCTGCCGAGTTGGCCGTGACTTCGAAGCCGACGTCAAACGAAACAGCATTCGTGAGCGTCAAAGCCGTAAGTGGGAAGTTCGTGGAGGTGGTTGTGCCTGCGTTTGCCACGTTCAGAACAATCTGCGAAGTCGAAGCTGCCTTGCTGATCCAGATACCGTTGGCGGGTGCTGTGAAAGGCGTTGCCGTGCTGCCGGGCATCAAGCCCGCTACGAACGCACCGTTCACAACGTCAGACAGCGTGATGCGCGCGACGAAGTACAGTTTCTTGCCGGCGACCGGCTGGAAGCCCGCAAAAGGGCGCTGAATCGAAACAAAGTTCGCGGCTGCGGCCGTCGTGGTCTCAACAACCACTCCGCCGTCGCCAGCCGCAACCGCTGCGGTTCCTGTCGAGGCTGTGACTACCCATCCTGTTGACAGAATCGGGGTGTCAAAATCATCGGCGTACTGATGGTAGAAAAACGGGTTTTCTACGCCCATTCCCGCCATCATTTGCCACGGGGGCGAGTTCGAGATACCGCCGGGAAACCGTACAGGTGTGACCATTATTTAACTCCGTCGAATCGCTTTTTACCAGCGCCTGTGAGGTAGGCGTGACAGGCCGCATCGTGGCCGGGCACGCTGGAAGGATTCTTTACAACACCTTTCGGCGTTTCAATCGTCTTGCTTTCGCTGCCGACAATCCGGCGGCCATCTTTCAGCACATCAGGGCGGTTGAGCTTGTTCATGTCAGTACACCGTCTTTTTGTGCTTGATGCGCGAGCTTGCGGTTTGCTTCGCCGCGCCAATCTGCTTCTTGCTCGCCTTCAGCAATTTCTCCGGGCCCGTCATCGAGATGGAACCCTTCGGTTTCATCTTCTTTTTCGGGCTGTGATCGGCGATTACCGACCGGGATTTCTTTGTTGCCATTTTACTCTCCTAATCGGAAAAACGGGGCCGAAGCCCCGCTGTTCATGGCGTACCGGAGTGGTCAAGGCCCGACCGAGGCAAAAACACCCCGCCAGTCGGCCATCCCGACACAGTAGCGCTCGTAAGCCTTGTACTTCCTGTTGCCCGTATCGAATTCACCCTCATCGGCGTATTTAATCGGGTTCCGCTGGAACAAGATCGGGCCTTGCTTAGCCATGATGTTTGTGCGGATGAAGAAGGTATGAGGAGCCGATAAGTATCGGTTCATTTTTATTCCTTCTGGAAACATATTGAGGTACTTCAGGGCGTTGATATCGTTGTTCGCGGTGCCGCTCTGGAACGTCGATTTCAAGATCCGCTGCGCATTAAACATTTCCTGCGCCGGCACGATCAGCGAACGGGGCATCAGCGCAATGCGGTTTCCGCGATCGTCCGTGGTCAGCCACATCTGGATCGTCAGATCCTCAAGCGCTGCTTCCGACAAGTCGGCCGCGACCGTCAGTGTGTTCGAGCCCGTACCGCCGCCTTGCAACGGGTGAACCGGCGAGATGATAGGCACGCCGTCCGAACCGTTCACCGTAGGCATGTTGTTGTAGAAGTTCGCAACAATCGTTTCCTTGGTCTGGCGGAACGAGAAGCCGAGAGCTTCAGCGCGTTCTGCGGCGACCTGGGGGTACAGGTTGTCGTCGATTTCTTCCGTGGTTACGATGTAACCCAGGCCGTAGGCGATGTGGATGAAGCGGGTGATGAAACCCTGCCATTCGCTGTCATACATCGTCGGCGTGCCTTCAGGCTTCGCCGGCGCCGGCGCGAAGCCGACGATTTGCACGATTTCTTCGTACGCCTTCTTGGACGAAAACACGTCTACGAGAGGTTTCCATTCCTGCGCCGTTTCGTTGTAGCCGCGACCAAATGTTGCAAACAGTCCCGGCCACAAGAGTTTCGGGTCTGAACCTGTGGTAATTACGCCGCCTGCCATAGTGTTTCCCCTTTAATGGCTTAGATTAAACACCAGCGACAGAAGCGCCGCAGAGTTCATGATTGTTGATCTTGACAATCCATTTCGCAAACGTACCGAACTGGTTGCCGCCGACGGGCGCGACGCGCTGCGAAAGACCCATCATCCTCAACGGGAACGCGGCGGTGGTTGCGACCGTCGAAGCGTTCAACACCGATTGGGAAATTTGCAACGGCGAAGTCGGGTTGACCGCCGAGAACGTAGCGTTCTTGTTGCAAGACGTGGCGGTCAGAGCGGCCGTGCCGTCGTCCTGAATCTCGAACAACTGGTTCGGATCGTCCGCCACCGTGACGTAGTAACCGCGCGTCTTCGTGGCCGGGACGTTGATCGTTTCGAGCGAAAGGGTCGTGCCGATCAGCGACGGCGTACCGACTGCCTGAACCGGAAGCACGCCAACAATGACACCCCGCTGAAACTCGCCCGATGCGCCCGTTGACTTCTGAACAGCAGGAATGCCGTTCGGGTCTCCGTTCGCTACTGACTTCACCATGTCGCCGATGCTGTACACCGAGCCATCAGACGACGGAATGAAGTAGACGTTGACTTGCCCTTGGTACGTATTGATGCCTCGTACCGGCTGAAACCCTTGCGGGGCAACAATGTTTGCCATGCTTGTTTCTCCTGGTTAACTAAAGCTTCCGCCACGCTCGAACGAGTCCCGGCGCACTGACAGGGCTTGCTTTCGCTGATCCGGAAGGTACTTTTCACCGATACGTTCAGTGTTCAATCCACCGTTGCGGATCATGTCCACTTCGGTTTGCATAATCTTCGTTTTGCCGTCCATCTGGTCCTCTTCGAACCATTCCTTCTTGATTTTCATCAAGTAGGCGTACAGCGGTTCGTTCTGCTCGGTCGTGCCTACAATGGCGCGAACCTTATTACCGACGTCCGAGTTGCGCTCGACTACCTTGTTGCTGTCGGCCTGCGCCACTTCACCGGCGGTAACGAACTCCCAACCGCCGGTCTGCGCGCGGTCTGCGCGGCCTGGCATGTCGTTAAACCAGCGGATGACGTAGCCTGGAATTTCCGAGAGAACGTCGAGCTTCTTGTTCGTGCCGTTGAAGACGCCGCGCACGCGTGCGGGCTTCTCTTTAACGTCACGGTCCGCCTGACTGCGCGCTGCCGGCGCGTCGCCCACCAAATCCGAATTACCTTTTGCCAATGCTTCTAAGCGTTCGCGGCTGCTCATTGCGCTTCTCCTTCCGACAACTTCTGCTTGAGCAGGTAGCCTTCGAGCGCCCAAATCTTCTCGCGAGCGTTCGTGCGAGCGATCTTGCGGCCGATTGCCTCATCGAAATTCGAAGGGCTGGCGGCGGCGCTTTCGCCGGTAACTGTAAAGCCGTTTTGCAGCGTCAGGCAGCATACCGTCAACGTCGTGCCGGGAAAAACGTAGTACGCTTCGCCCGCAATTGCGTCATCAATGGCTGTTGGCGTCAAACGCGGCGCCGTCTTTCCCTTCGCGCGGATTTCATTTTCAATCTTCTGCTCATCACTGAGCTGCGTGGTGACTGCCATGTTCATTTCTTTCTCCGATCATCGTATCCGTAATACAACTCCACCCAAGCTTTCTGCGTCAGGCCGCCTTCCGCCACCGCGTCATCACACGCTGCTCTCGCATCGCGCGGCAGTGAAGCGTAAGACTTGCCCGTGCGCGCTGCCTGTGTCTCGCCTGGCGTGCCTCCCTCTACAGGACTGCGCCGACCGCCCGCGAACTTATGCGGAAAGGCTTTGCGAACTTTCACCGTGACTTCTTCAAGAAGTTCGGTGAAGGGCATGCTGGGATTCTGTCTGCGGATCGATTGACCTAATCCGCCAGCAAGCAGCGTCATGTCTTCGTCCTTGTCGAACCAGGGGTTGTGCTTCGCCCACGCGACCATGTCCGAATTCGTACGCCAGTCTGCCGGCGCAATGTTTTGGGTTTGTTGCGGAGCGTCTGGAAGGTCGGGGCCGCGTTCGCGCAAGCTGTCGAGCTGGTCATCGAGATCAGCTGCGGTTTCGTGTTCCCCGGATCGAAGTGCTTCCCGCTTTTGCGCTTTCAGAAAAGCGACCTGTTGGTCGAACTCTTCTTTTTGCTTCTTGATTTGAATCTCGAAGATTTTCTTATGCGCGCTGTCCATGCCGCGCATCTGTTGCTTCAAATCGGCGAGATCTTTTGCTTGGGCGGCAACTGCCTTGCGCAGCGCGCCGTTATTCTTGCTGTGGACTTCGAGGAACGTGTCAGCATCCGCCCACTTGGAGGGGTTGCCGGTGTACTCCTCTTCAGGAACCCACCCTAACGCACGGGCTTGTTCCTCAGCATCGCTCGCGTCCGCATTTGGCGTGTCGCTAGCTTCACCGTCTGGAAGGTATTCCGGAATATCGTCTTTGTCAACAGGATCTTGCGTGTTTTCGTTTTCAAGCGACATTTTCCACCTCCAAACCGACAACATCCAAGTCGTTAAGAATGCGGTACTTGATTGCGTCCGCGCCGTCGTATTGCAGGCCGGAGTATTTGCCGAAAACGATACGATCGCCCGGTTTCGCCCAATCCGCCGACGTTGTGTCCTTCCAGCAGCCTTCGCCGACAGCTACTACGACACCCTTAACCTGCGCCATCTCGTCGCGGCCGGTGACTTCCTGCGGCAAATACAAGCCGCCCGACGTGCGCTTCTCTACCGTGTCCGGTTTCACGAGCAACCTGTGGCCGAGCGGGAGAAAACCCGATGTATTCGGGCGCACTTCTGGTTTGGCGCACTTCGGCCCCGAAACGCAGACAGTATCGCAACTTTGACACCCTTCCTGCCGGGTGAATTCTGAGGTGTTTTGCATTTAATCGTCCTTCATTGCGGTTAGATAATCGTCGTAGTCCATGTCGATAAGCTTTTGAGCGAATCGAACGTTCTCAACGGCTGCTGCGTTTGCGATAGCGGACGCGAGAGCATCCTTGCCGTCAGTGAACGCGCCATTCATCCACGCGTTCTTGCACTCACTGACCTGCGCCCGGAGGAAGTCCCGGTGCGCCGCCGTCTCCGCCTGTCGGTGCCACGCCTCCCATTGCTCCCTTGTCAGGAGCCCCTTGCTTACTTCCACCGTTACCCCCTTGCATTTGCTGAGCTTGGCTCATCTGGTCGAAAACCTTGGAATAACTCTCGATCGCCCCGGACAAAGTGTCCTGGTATTGCTTTGCTGCTGCCAACTCTTGATCCATCAACGCCAACATCTTGTTGTCTGCGGGAACGCCTGCCTCGGCGCGTAGCTTCATGGCTGAAGCTTCCAGTTGCATGACCTTGGCCTGATTCAGACGCGCGTCCTGCATGAGTTCGAGCTGATGGCGGCGATCGCCCGCCTGAAGTTTCGCCTGCTCGGTCTGCGCGCGGATCTGCGCGACTTGAACCTGATAAGGCGGCTGCGGCTGCGCGGCGCCCGGTGTACCCGGCTTCGGGAAAATCTCATCGATGTTCGGCACTTCCATGTCGTCGAGAACACGTCGCTCGACAACAGCGCGGTTGTAGCCGGGCATAGAGCCCGCCATCTGTCGCACTTGCATGTCGCGTTGGAAGAGTTTCTCTTTCGAGGCAATGTTCGGGTCTGCGGCCGGCATCACGGCCTTGTTCGACTCGAAGTAGTCCTGCCACAAGGCGTAACCGCCCTGGCCGGACTCGTCGGAGTAATCGAACTTGCCGGACTCCGGCGGGTTCAGGTAGTTCAAGCGGTAGATCAGGCGGAATTCCTTCTTCATTGCCCGGAATGTGCGCTTGTAGATACCGTTGAAGACCTTCTCGCCCTGGTCTATGACGGCCTGCGTCGTGCCGACTTTCTGATTTTGCCCTGGATTCTGACCTGTAGCCGCGTCAGTCGCCATTCCGATACGCGATCCCCAATCGATGAGAAGGTTGAGCAAAGAAAATAGAACACTCGACGGTTCCTTAATAACGAGGGGTTGTATGCCGTTCTTTAAGTCCGCCGCGCTGGAATCCGTGCGCTTCCACTCGTTCGGACGGAACGAGTAATCTCCGCCGCGAACGCGCACACCGCGCGCAAGGAAGCCGCCGTTGGTGTTTGACATCACGCCAGCGTCAATCAACATATTGAGAATTGAGTTGATCGCTTCGTTGGTGGCGCCCAGGAGCATCCCGAAGCCCATGCCGTAAATCGAACCGTCCGGTGCGGGAATGAATTCGTACTTCGTGAAGTAGTGTTCAGGTTCGATCCGGACTATTTCGTTTTTGCTGTTCCGTTCGATTCGATCTTTCTCAAAACGCGCGACGAGGCGATACAGAACAGAATCATCGTGGCGAACGAACCCAATGTAAGGCTCACGTACGCCATCCCCGTCAAGATCCAGCCACATGTGCTGTTCCAGAAACACAATAGGGGTGTCTTCATCAACAGCATTTGGCTGTATTCCATCGATGTTGTTCTCCGTTTCCTGAATGATGCCCTGGCGTGGCATGGCGCGCGGCAGTGGCACGCCTTCTTCGCTGTCGGCGCCGTATTCGCTGCCAGGCTTGATGAACAGGCCCCGGCGCACGCGCTCTTCTACTTCGTCTTGCGAGAGCGCGATGACATGCGTGAGGCGCGAGGCGGTGTCGAGCGACTTGGCGTAGAACGGAATCACCAGGTCTTTCGGCATCACCAGTTCTGAAACGATATGGTGTTCGCTCGAGCTGTTGAACGTCTTCTTGAACGAGCAACCCATGACCGCCTGGACAATCAGCGCCTTGTCAGTTGAGTCTTCCCACTGCGTATCCTCTTCCATGATCTGGAAGGACATGTGCTCGCTTACTCGTTTTCCTCTTGCGGCCTTTTCCCCCGTAGGATCCTGACCGATAATTCGGCAAGATACAGGAGTGGAGCCGCGAACGAGAGCAGGATAAGCACGAGCGTGATACTGCAAAGCTGCAATAGTAAGCAAAGGAAACTTGACGTTAGCCGCACCAGGCCAAGGGAAAGACTTTTCCTCAGCCAGCTGCATAACCAGCTTTTCGGACTCCGCATAACGTGCTTCCCACTCATGGCGAGACTGGCAATCGTTCTCGTAATTCTGTCGGATCAGTTCGCCGACAGCCTTTACGTCGTCGTCGTCCATGAGCTCGGCCACGTTGTTCGATTCAGCAATCGTGTCGATTGAGAGGTGCTTCGCGAGGCGCATCAGAGTTCCCCATCGGCGCGCTGGCCGGTGTTTTCGATTACTTGTACCGCGCGATCATCCCACAATTCTTTCATATCTGGATCTTTTTCGCAGGTAATCGGGATTGTTTCACCGAGATTATGCACTAACCACGCGTTAATCGCTTTAAGTTGCGCGGCACTCATTGCGTAGGCGCGGGCCGTCATCAGCCGCACGTCTTCGCCTTCTGATAACCACAGCTTCACGCGATCGACCATTGCGGGCACAGGTTCGCCTATTTCGTCGCCTTGGTGATCGCTGTTTGCG